TCATATTCGCTTACCTCACCAGCCGAAGCCGGCCCCAACCTAACTTCTGCATCCGAATACCCATAGGCTGACCACTCGCTAGGATAATCAGGCCAAGCCACCTTATACCGTTTTCGCATTACTCCCGGCATCTTCCGCTCAGTTTCAGCCGCTCTAAAGATTGCACCCAGCAAACCATCGACATTGCCCACGTCCTCACACAACTGTTGCACCGCATTCATGCGCACAAACCGTACTTGCTCCGCACCGTGCACTGCGCACCTAGCGCGCACAAAGTGCGCCGCAAGGCACTTTGTGTGCGCATGTGCAGTAAGCTAGTACGGTTTTTTTGTGCGCGCGCACTTTTTGCGCAGTAAACGCGCAGTAAATGCGCGGCTACGCCCATTTTACAAAACATCATTTTTTACCCCCGGTAGCTTGCTTAACTCGACAAAAATACCTTCTTCTTCACGCCGCCTAACAGGGTTTCGATACTGCTTTGAATGCAAAACCCCGTTCTTTTTCCATGTAGAAATGACGCTTTTGGAAGCCGCTTCACTCAATCCAAAATCAACCAGCACAGAACCAACCCAACGACCCACAGAGCGTTGCGTCCATGTATAGCGCTGACCATCTTCCAAGCCATGCTCAATCACCATCAAAGCATCACGCGCCCCCGTGACCCCCAGCCCATCAAACGGATCGGGCGGCGCCCAGCTACACAACACGCCGACATAATCGCCATTCGAAAGTTCAACCGAACAACGCTCAAACCACACTGCATCGCTTGCCGGCGCACTCATATTGCCTTTTGCGTCATCCACCCGCACATACCAGCTACGCCTTTGACTTTCGATTTCAAAGACCTCGGCCTCTTTATCGCTCATGGGCGTAACCGTCCGCGCTGACCGCACGGCCCCGGCAAATGCGCCGGCACCGCGCGCCGTATTAATATCACCGGCGGTAGCCACAAATCCTGACGGTGGTTTGCGCGTGTGATGAACGAGATCGACCGCCGCATTACAGCGCTTGGCAACATCGCCGAACACGTCCAGCACTGCGTCAATTTCTTTATTATCGTTTTCGCCGCCCCAGTGCGATTTAACAAACGGGTCAACTTGCAAGACACACACGTCAAGCCTTTGCATTTCACTGACCAACTGGTCAACCGCTGGCGTAGCACACACCAATCCCTCAAACGGCTCGGCAACAATCAACTTGCGATCCCGACCACTATCAAGAAACAGCCAGCCTTCAAGTTCAATCGGTGGTATTTCGAAGTGTTCACAGATGGCCCACACGCGCCGCAACAATTCATCACGCGGATCTTCCAGATTGTAGTGCCAGACCCGCACCCGCTCGCGCACCGGCACGCCTAATAAATCGCGTCCAGTCGCCAAGGCCACAGCCTCGATCAATTCAAGCGTCGTCTTACCCACGCCCCCAGGAGATACGGTTGCCGCCACATAACCGCGAATTAGGTGCTTGCCATAAAGCCATCGCCGGCCCTCAACCGCTGTCATTTCGTTTGCAACGAAACCGCTTGCCCGAATTTTATCAGGATCATATCCATCAATAACATGATCGACTTCAGCAATTTGCTCCATCAACAGTTCGCGGCTAAAATCCAACAGGCTAGTCATTTAAAACGGTATCTCGTCATCCAAAGATTTTTGGCTTTCAACCATTCGCCCCAACACACATTTAACAAACTGCATCAATTCATCGCGTGACAAAGCACCAAGGTCAGTCTTACCAAGCTCATCTAAATACTCACCACCAGCCTTAATCCCTTCCCAAATGTCTGACTCCTCAGCCCTATTCCAATCAATCATTTGATCTCCCCTCTCCCGTTGCATACGTCGCAAACAATCATCAATTCGCGGATCAATATCCACGGCCCGTTGGCGTCCACGCCACCTGTCTCTTCCTCGGCTTCGACCTCTCCCCAACCCCCGCACTCTGGACATTTCACGACGCTAACGCCTCCCGCATGACGTACTCACCACAGCCGGCAAGCTGGTCTTCCAAACTCAAATAATTATTATTGTAGGTGCATTCCCATTGCGGCCCTTCGACCGGCAACCCATACGCGCACGTTCTGCAATTTTCATTAACTGCACCTGAATTGTGGCAAATTTCTCTTGCATCACACCACTTGCATGCAAACGCCGAAGGCGTTTCAGCCACGCGCTCTGGCAACTCATTGACGTTCTCCACCATCGAGCGCAAGCGCTCGGCAAAATACTCTGCCTCATCAACGTCAATCTCAGTTCGCGCCGCATCCCAATCTCGGCAACCAGCCGTGGCGACTGTGATCCAATGACGCTTATACCCCCCATACAGCATGTACAGTTGTGCTTGTACCCAGTAGACGAAATCCCATTGGCGTAACGTCGCCTTCTGCCCGTCTCGATTTTTTATCTTTTTGAACTCTTTAAATTTGCGCTCGTTGACGACTTTGCATTCCCAAACGTGCGGTGTTTTTGGCGCACTCGGATGACCCATCACCACACCGTCCATGTGACCGGCCACATGACCGCCAGCATCAACCACCTCAAACTGTCGCCCTGTCTCTGGGTCACGGGTTAGCAATGTGAGACCCGGTGTTTGCTGAAGCCTTGCGGCCACAACATCCTCGCCCCGGTTCCCATCATCAATGGCACACAGCCCACGCGCCGGTATGTTTTTGTCATGCGCCCACAACCACCCATACCATTGTTTGCGAGGACAGTAGCCAGCACCGCTCATGCCTAAATGCAAGCGCGGTTTTTTCAATCGCTCTCTTCGCTCAAGTTCTTTATCAGCCAATACAAGAGCAAAGTCAGCATGTTCAATGTTCAATTTAACCATAATAAAAAGTATGCGCCCGAAGGCGCACACTCTCAGCCGCGCCAAGCGGGTACAGGCGCCGCTGTATCAGCGGTTGAGGGAGAATTTGTTCCCGCTGACATATACTGAACAATCTCATTTCGAGTGCTGTCATCCTTCCGAATACCAACTCGCACTTTGACTGTTTTTAAAATCATTTCATCAGTGTCAGCTAATTTTTGACCGATTGATGCTTCAATTTCAGCAAGTTTACGCACAGCAATATCAACCGCCGAAGCGTTTGGATGCCAAAGGTTGAGGTTGTCCCAAACTGAACCTTTGCCATCTATTCGCACTTGGATGCTTAAATATTTGTTGCCTTTGACACTTTCTTTAACATCAGCCGCAACGATTTCACCTTCGTAATCACCAATGGCAATCGGCCCATAGCTAAATTCACTTGCATCTGGTGTTTCAAAATTTAATTCAACCATTTTATTTCTCCCCTTGAATTGCATTAATTAAAGACGCCCAAGACAAATCCATTTCGTCTGGAATTTGATACCGTGTTTTGGCAACAAAATTTGGACGCGAAGCAGTGCGCAAGACGCGCTCACCTGACCCGATTGCCTTAACTTTTTTCTGTCCAAAGGATGATGTCGTTTCGCGCGTCGTCATTTTATGGTTAGCAAAACCGACGACGTCACAATATTCTGTCCACAAGTCGGATGCGCGTTTGTGAAGTTTTATTTCAAACCGATCAAACGCCTCAGTTGTGGGATCTTCAAATCTCTTGACTTGGCTATGAGCTAACAAGACGCACGCAATGCCCTTGTCACGCCTTAGTTGCGTTAGCTTTCCAATCACGGCACGGTGATATGCTAATGCCGCGATGTATCCCTTGCCATAACCACCGCCGATTTCCTCTACGCTTTTAACACCGGCATCAACACACGCTTGATCCCAGATTAAAGTTTCGAGCCAATCAAGACTATCAATGCAGACGGTTGTGTATTCGTGTTTTTCTTTTGATAAATCAGCCAACGCTGACATGACGTCATCAACAGAATGACATAACGGAAACCGATCAACGCCGACCACGTCAGCGCCTTCCTCGGTTGGGATAAAAATACACCCCTTGCCAGCACCAGCGGCAAAGGTCGTTTTGCCCACCCCCGGCGGCCCGTAGATAAGTATTCGAGGCGGCGCCATTGCCGCACCCGTCACAATTTTTGATAAAGTCATTTTGCTCTCCTCTCTCTCTTCAACAAATCAAAGAATGTCCCCTCGCGCAGAACATAAAATCGGGGTGCGCGATCAGTGCGGACGCACACAAAATCAGCATCATCTTGAGAAAATGCTTTTGTGATAAGCGCCAAGCCGCGCTTTGTTCGCTTGCACTCCCCGCGCCACTGCCCCTCGATCACAACGTCACCGCTAAATTCTTCACCTAATTCATTTTTAAATGCGCCTGATCCGAAAACTCTGGTCGCTTCAAGTCCGGCCTCTTGCGCGGCTACCACGACCTCGCGCTCCAACTCGTAGCCACGCTCTTTGTTTCGCGCACCTCTTCTCATTGCCGTTTCTCCCAAGCGCGTTGGAAATCATTTGCTGTGACTTCATTTCTCGTAAGCCTTGTGATCATTTCTGCGTGCCTCGCTGACGGTCTGGTCAACCCTTGGCACCAATAAGTTACGGCTGGATGAGAAACACCCAGTGTTTTTGCAAACTCCTGTTGCGTCATGTTGTTTTCTAACAGCCAGTTTATGATGTGCATTTCTTTTACCTAATGTACATTTACATCTGTAAGTAAAAATTACACTGTTCACAACATCAAAAAGCTGTACAACTTATGTCTATTCGTGTAAAACAATGTCAAAGATAGGGGAAAAAATTGACAGATAGACGCAATCGAATTGCAGTTCTTGCGGCGGAACGGGGCAAAACAATTTCGGAACTTGCGGAAATTGTAAATGTAAAGCCACACACTCTTCGCCGTTATGCGCGCCATGACAGCCAACCACGGCTGGAAATGGCACAGCAAATAGCTGACAAACTGCAAATATCTTTGGAGAGCGTCCTCGGTACAGACATTGTCGAGCCAGTTACCACACCAGTTATTGCGCCTTCAAATAATCAAATGCCTATATATGGCGCGGCTCAAGGTGGGCCGGGCTTTGATATCACAGACATTCAAACACCAGCAGATACCGCTTTAGTTCCCCCTTACCTCGCGGGTGCGACCAGTCCTTACGGTGTTTTTGTCGTAGGTGATAGCATGGAACCCCGCTTCTTTAGTGGCGAAACATTGATGGTTCACCCCGGCAAACCAGTGAGAAAAGGCGATTGGGTGGTGGTTCAATTTGAAGATGGTGATGGGCTTTATGCTGTTGTCAAAAAATTTGATCATAGCAATGATCAAGATGTTCACGTTGAACAACTTAACCCACCTCAACCGATTCGATACGAGCGTGATTCTGTTCGTGCTGTCCATAAAATCGTGGGCGCTCAATTTCCTTAGATGTACGTTATGTACATTTTTTGTTTGACATAGACATATTACATCATGTAATGACATATAGTCATAACAAAGATGGAGTGTGGCATGTTCAAAATTCTTGCAGAAGCCGGTGTTTTGACCGCTGGTTTAATTACAGCATATTTCTTTTTAGTTACAATTTGTGCGTTTTCTGATAGATGCTCGGCGGGGTGGTAAAAAATGACCCAGCCGAAATTACTTTCTGTAAGGGATGCATGCCGATATTTGTTTGGTGATTTTAACCGCTCGCTCCAACAACGAATGTACGGTTTGCTTGACGCAAATGAAATCCCGCGCGTCAAGGATGGTAGGAAATATTACATCCCTCGACACAAGCTGGATGAGTTGATGGAGCGCGGAAGTTGAATAAAGTTTTTTACAATGATCATGGAGTACCAAGTGCAAAACGTGGGCCGCAATATGACACTGTTAATCGACCTTTACATTATGCGCGTAAAGGTATTCCAGAGGTTTATCCGTTTATAAAAGGCCGTGACCTTAACTATGCTGAAGGTAACATTGTAAAATACGTTTGTCGCTGGCGGGAAAAAGGTGGAGTTGTCGATCTCGAAAAAGCGCGTTGGTATCTTGAAAAACTTATAAAAGATGCAAATGATGTCAAAGTATGAGTACGCAAAACCTAGCTTGCCAGAGCGTAACCGACATAATTTGCAATTGCTTTTGCGATTACATGATTATTGGAAAGAAAAAGGGTATGACTTTAAAGGCTACACCCACAAGGGTGAAATTTACACAAACATGCTGAATGGATTGCCGCCAAAAAATAATTAAAAAAAACCGGCTCATGCCGCCGTTTCAATTTTCTTCATTATATCTTCAATTAAATCTTCTCGCAGTTGTGCAAACATTGGAAACATTTCGTCATCAATGTTACGACTGAGTGCTTCAACCTCGACCAACAATTCTACTAATTGCTGTTCAGTGAGTGATGTTTTTATCTGCGTCATACAGATATTATACATCACAAATAATTTTTAAAAACAACAATCGTACGCCAAAAATGTAGGACATTTATGACGTGTATTTTATGGTAAAATTTCATCTTTTATCGGCACAACCTTGTCAAAATCCATGTCAGAATTATCAAATAATGTCTGATCAATGACTGGATTCAATGCAATTTGAAGACTTTTAGGCATTATTTTTTGATGCAATTTGTGCCATTTGATTGTTTCAATTGCCAAGCTGTTATACCGCAAACCCCGATTATTTTTTTTAACCAGATTTAAAAACGACCCCCAAAAATGTGGAACAAAAACAAATTCGTACGCTAAAATTGTGAGTACGGTGGGAATATACACGTTAAATCTCGTATCTCTTTTGTTGCTTTGTCGTATTATTGATTTTTTTCTAAGCAAACGTGCAATTTGCCGGTCAGCACTCCTGCCAGTTTTAAACATTGCATCTTCCAAATCAATCCGGGTTGTCGGTTGATTATTATAAAAATCGGCCATCAATTGATACAAAATATTATAGCCTGGCGTTTGGTCAATAAAATCTGACATACTTTCAAACTCTCGAAGAGCGTTATTTTTTTTCAAATATGCTAATCTTGTTTGCGTAAAAAGTTTTAGATTCTCGCGCATCGGCTCGGCTTCCACAAGTTTATGGGTAATCGCAACTCCAAGCGGATCTTTTCCGTTTTGTAACTCAGATAATGGTTCATTTTTTGGCGTTGTGTACCAATCATGAATGCTTATAAATTCGTAATATTCACTCATCTTACTCTCCCCCACTTGCCGCTTGGGCAATTCTTTTACCAAGTTTGCGATCTTTTCTAGCTTCTGGCAACCAGTGACCATACTGCTTTTCCGTAAATGCAATCGAGTGATGGCCCATCAACCGCGTGACGATAGCGTCAGTTTCTCGCAGTTTGAAAATTAGAAGGCTGGCAAAAAAATGTCTAAGATCATGCCACCTTATTCTTGGAACTTCTGCAAGATCACACGCTTTGTGCAATCCTATTTTTCTCCACCGATCAGTTGAAGAATAGCCACCACTTTGATTTGCAAAAATTAAATTTAACCGTCGTTGTTCAATTGGCTGTGCTAATTTCCATTCGCGCAAGTCATCGACCAAGGCATCAATTTCTATTTGTCTGTTTGAACGATATGTTTTTGTATTGCCAACGCCTTCGCCTTTTTTATATGCTTTATTAACATCAACAAGACACTCATCAAAATCTATGTCATTCCACGTCAGCACTTTTTGCTCACCAGCGCGAAGTCCAGTAAAAGCCGCAAACTTTATTGCAAGTTGAAATTCTTTATCAGCACACTTGATAATACGCCGCACGTCATTTTCACCAATCCGATCAATCGGTTTTTGAGTCGCGGCTGGTTTGCGCGGCAATTTGACTATTGCTGGATTTACCACAAGCACATCAATTTCTACGAGCCACGCACAAAAATGTTTGAAGATATTAAATTTATTTACAGCAGTTTTGTGAGCACCGTTTTCAAACAACTGGCGAACAATATCCCGCTTTATAACACCAGCGCGCAATTCTCCAACGCGCATTGATTTTAATTTTTTACCATCGTAGTACAAATTGGATAATTTGATTAGTGCAACTCTTTTGTTATCAACGTGTGCAATACCCATTTCCCCGCGTCTAGATCGCGCATCTTCATCATCAATATATTGAATTATTGCTTCTTCAACGGTCGGTGTTTTGGTGGGGTCACTCCAATCACCACGTCGAGCTATTTCTGCTTTGACTCGTGCAACATGCGCACGCGCTTCTTTTACTGTTGCAAAATGTTTTACACCTTGATTGTCTGCCCGCAAGTCGGCAACGAAGCGTTTTTTTCTCTTATCATTCACCCTAATCGACATCTCTCTCTCCTCGTGTTTTGTTTATTATGTAACATTTTCTTACATATTGTACAATAAAAAAACGTCAGGTTCTCATGCTACTGGACGTTTTGAACACCAAAATGTTACCGAAATGCTACCGGGAGGGATTTTTGCCAAAAAAAAATGACCTAGCAAAAACACTAAGTCATTGTTTCTATTGAGTTATTTGTTGGTTGCGGGGGTAGGATTTGAACCTACGACCTTCAGGTTATGAGCCTATAGTGATACCGAAAATAACCTCAATAAATTCAATGGGTTAGTGCTTAACCCGTTGCATCTCAATAGCTTTTGAATGCACATAACATGTTACTTTATGTAATAAGATGTTGTCAAATGTAAACATTCAATGTTACCAAAATGCTACCGGGCGACTTGGAACCTGACGTCACACAGCACACATTCGCGCTATCAGCCGATTGGCTCTGTTGGAGGTTTGTTTTTGCCACCGTGAATTATGCATCTCATCTGCGGCGCGGTCGTATTGGGGCGGGAAACTTTCAATGGCGGCAATCATTTTTTTAAAACGTGACAGCCGTGGGCGACCAAGTTGAAAACACATATTTGCTAATATTAGTTGTACTTCTTCGGGCTGTTGCTCCCAAGTCAAAAAAATATCTTGGCAATCAGAGAGTGTGACTTGAATGTCGTTTTCAAATAGCTCATCAACGCGCTCGTCAGTAACCGCCGTGCCAAGAGGCAAATCATACTCTGGCTCACCCTCGCGGCATAAGTGTCCAATGCCTACGGTTTTGTGGCCAAGACTGCAAGCATAGCTGTGTGTCACACGTCCTTCGTCTTGCTCAATCTCTTTTTGCAGTTGATCAATGTTCATTTCTTAAACTTGCCTATTCCTCTTAAACCAAACGATGCACCTATTGAGGCGTACATTGCCCACTGAAACCATTGAGGTGTTTTGGTGAGTGCATCAAATCCACGCTCGACATACGGTTGTAGGGGTGGAATAAAACACATTCCAATGATGGCTATGAAAAGAATCGTCCACGCTTCATCTTTCCAGCTATCTTTGCTTGCTTCAGCCATCACTTTTTCCCATCCAGCCTCATGGGTTGCGGCGACACGCATGACCTCGGCCTCCGCTTTTGCTTTGGCAACCTTAACTTCCGACTTTGCGCGTTTTTCTTCTGCGTTTGATTTCAGCCAGCCGCCCACTAAATCGGTGACCGCAGGTATAAGCATTTGAAACATCATTCACCCTTCAATTCTTTAACTCTATGTTTAAGAATATCTATAGCTGTATAATAATTACCCATACCTTCTTGATCTTTTGCTGAATCTAATCGTCTTTTCAAAACGTCAATTTCTGTCTGAAGAATGTTTATTGTGGTTATATCCACACTATTCATTTTCTGGCTCCCATAGCTTGAAATCCAAAGAAGGCCGATATGATTCCAGCCCCAGAAATATAAAATAAATTGCTCAAGTCAGTCAGAACACTGATACGACTCTCTGGCAAAACAAACATAACAACTGTAAAGACCAGCATTGACACAGCCGTTCCAATTGTTATTCGTTCTTGAGTTTTGTATTTTCTGTGAGCATCATGGGCTTGCACGATAGAAAGCTCATGGTCACTTACCGTTCCATCTCCATCCACATCTAAATCATTGAATTGAGATTTTTCTTCCAATTTTTTTGTCATTAGCTCACCTACCACATCAAAAAGCCTGTGTTGATTTTAAGACAGTTCTGGGCAAACAGCTTGCCAGATACGGCAACTGAATTTTTCTTTGCATTGCCAGACAGTCGCTCATTTTTGCATAAATCGTTTCTGAAAGCGTGTGATTAAAGGAAGTCATCACAACAAGCACGAACACCAATTTCATTCGGGCAAATTAATGTTTAAATAAACTATCACTGCAATTCCAATAATTAGTCCCACGGCTAAAGTTAAAAGAAATGCTAAAAAAATACTTTGAATTTTCTTTGTACGTTCGGCACGATTTTTGACAGCATCTTGTTTTGCTTTTTTTTCCTGTAAACGAAACTCTCGTTCTAGCTGTATGAACTCGTCCCAACTACCTGCTGGGCCATATAACTGCATCCACTCACGCAGTTCATTACGTTGTTGACGCACCTGATTTCGTGCGCTCACTATTTCTATAGCTCTGCTTGAGGCATTGTCTCCGGTTACGCTCCCTCGGTTAGCAGCCTCTTTTTCAACAGCTTGAACCCCAGCCATCCATTTGCCTAACGCTGTGCCACAGTCGGCAACGGACTTACCGTTACCAATCATTTCTTTAACAGCACCAAACGCTTCGTTGGCGAGTTTGATCCCTGCAATTGCGCCGCTTATTGTTATTGGGTCCATTTACTTAAAAAGCAATCCAGCCATACAAAGAATCACAGCACCAGCGGAGCTGATAAGGATCAGTTCCAAACGCTTGATGCGCTCAATGGTCTCCTTCCAACGCTCCGCGCACACTTGTTCGTGCGTGTTTATCTGCGCTTGCACTGATTGAACGGTTGATTTTGGCATAGATTTTCCTAATTATGCAAAAAATAGCGGCTACAATGGCCGCTGAATGGGTGTCTAGGGTTATTTTGATACACTGGTAGCAAAAAGCATAGATCGCGCTGTATGCGCGACTACAGGCTTTTAACGCCATTTGAGCCGTTTTGAGCTACTTAAAGTTATGCAATAAGTACAACAAACTGTTTTATGTGATTTTGATTATTCTGTTTCTATTTCTGGTTCAACGATGACTTTACCGTTTTCATCTGTCCAACTCGTTGCAATCATGTGAGCGTCTTTTCGCTCACCAACCACCATCCAACTAATCGTGTCTGTGCATGAATTATCTGCGGCTGTA